CTCAGGATGGAGCAATCCATCTTTGAGTCCGTCAACGAACGCATCGATCCGATGATAGCACGCTTGTCACAGCCTATGTTCAAGTTCTTCCTTTCAGAGAAGATCTACGCGTGCAGTTTGTTTAAGAAGAAGGCGCGCGCCATGCGTATGTCCGGCACTCAGCAGACAAGTGTCGGAAATACTTTTCTTAACATGGTCATGACTGGTACTTTGCTTTCACAAACTGTGAAGACTAGTTTTCAAGCAATCCTGCAAAATCGGTTCAGTCTGTTCGAAGGGGATGATGGAATTTTCCAGTGCACCAGAGATGAGGCAAGGCGGTTCTCCGACCATGCTCAAACAGTGGGCCTCAAGTTGAAGACAGAGTACTTCGACAGAATTGTGAATTGCCTGTTTTGTTCTATTCACAACGTTGATGGCGCATTGGTGCGCGACCCCAGGGTGGTGTTGTCCAACCTCTTCACCACAGTTGGAAATTCCAAGGCTATGAATTCAGTGACATACGCTCGGAAGTTACTGGTGGCTAAGGCCTTCTCTTACAAGTTCATGTACGGGTCTATGAGTATCGTGCGCGCAGCGTGCGACGCTATCATCCGTAATTGCAAGACAGAGGCCGAGTTCATATCCGAACACTGGTCAGACCCAATGGTTCAATCTATGCTGACGTATCGTGTGCGAGACGCAAACATAGATCCCTTAAAACCTTCCGGGGCGATTGAGGAGGCTGCGGACAAATACGCAGTTGAATGCATGAATTGCAGTCGCGATGAGTATTTCGCGAAGGTACGTGAATTCATGAATTGGGATCTGAAGGCGAAACTCAATCTAGGGTGGACTAGAGTTTCGGAGAGAGCAGCAGAAATGAAGCAACACATCATTGAGGATGGGAGAGCAAGGGCTAGCAAGATTGTGGAACACTACAAAGCCAGCGCTCTTAACTCAAAGTTGTCCAAGGTGTTGGACGTTTTCAAATCTGCTTGGGGTTACGTGGGTTGGTTGATGGCGCAGGTCCTCTTGGGAGGCACCCTGTTATACACATTGGTCTGGCTTCCTTGGTTAATGGGCCCTGTGGTTGCTGCTATCATGTTCGGGATTGTGACCCTGGTGATTGGTGGGTTTTGCTTCTATGCGCACTTCTTGTTAGGAGTCCCATGGACGGTCATGAAGTATGCGATGCGCACGCTGTTCACACTTCATTTGGCTGTCACTGTTATCGCCGCCCTCAGATCGGCGAGTGATCTCTCGGGCCTGATTATTCGGGCCATGGTGTCACTCAATACGACCATAACAGCAGTGTCCAACGCCGCTACGGTGATGGGCTCTCCGCTTGGGTCAGCAGCAGCATCTTGTGCTACTGCGGCCAAGAAGGTGGAGAAGTTCTTCAAGCGTTCTTAAGCGACGGCCTGTTAGTGGTCAACAAACCTTGTGGTGGGGTGTGTTGATCGCAATACAGGGGCTGGAGAGCCGACAACTCCCGGCGTGGCCGGATCTCTTCGAACGGGATGATACTAGTTCGGACTGAGCAGGGG